TAGGACTAGGTAGATTACACGAGGTAGCTAAAGCAGTCGAGAAGATGGACCCCTCTGGAGACATCTACTTTATTCAGGAATCAGTAAACTTAGCTCATGAAATATTTAGACGAGCTACTCTGGATATGGTACTTACCCCTATACAGAAGAAAAATGTTCTAACAGGCGAAAAAAGGGAAGTATCAGGAACTTTAGGACCAAATATAAAATCAATAGGAGATTTTAGAGGTCTAAAAAAGAAGATAATGGGTACAGGTACTGGCAGCCTTAAGACATGGCTAACAAAAAATAAAAAGACCGCTGAGATGATAGACCCTAGTAGAGCTATGGATGCAAAAGGAAGTAGAACGCTTAAACAAGACGTAGCAGCTTCCAACGCACGAGCACTAGTAGGTTCAATAACTAATTCTATGAAGAAAGCAGGAGTTAGAGGGAAAGCAGTAAAAGTACTAGCACCCCTTAAAACTAGAAAAGTAAAAAAAGTTACATATAACCATAAATCTTCTTCTAGAACAAAAATTAATAAAGGAGTAATGAGACTAGGGACTGGAAGCGTTTATGAAATAAAATCCTCACAAGAAAAAGGAAGACCAGAGAGCTCTTTAGTAGAACTAACTAAATTAAAGAAGCTGATAAATAAAAGACTACCAGCAGAAGTTAGAAGAAATATGGGAAGACCAGCATTAATAAATCAGACTGGAAGATTCTCAAATAGTACTCAAGTATTGAGTTTAAGAGAAACAGCGGCGGGATTGGGTGGTGAATATACTTACCAAAAATCCCCTTATGAAACTTTTGAAAATACAGGATCAAGGAAGTGGCCTACAGGGTATAACCCTAAGCCCTTAATTGCAAAAAGTATAAGAAACCTAGCACTACAGTATACTAAACAAAAACTAGTTAGTCTTAGGAGAATATAATGGCATCACAATATAGAACAGCAAGAAAGAAAGTAGTGAATGCTTTGGTGGAAAAAATTAAAGATATTGATGGGAACCACCCATACAATTCAAACGTATTTAATAACGTTCATGGGCATATGGTATTTTTGGATCAAATCCAAGAGTACCCTAAAGTTTGTGTAGTAGCAGGAGACGAAACTAGACAGTATCAGCCTAATGAATTTAAGTGGAGATTTTTAAGTTTAGACATAAGAGTTTATGTTGAAGACCAAGAAGATTCACAGGAAGTCTTAGCACTTTTAATGGAAGACATTGAAAGAGTACTAGACAATAACGATGTTTTGACATACGATGATACCGTAAGTCCTAACTTAAAAACGACTTCCTTAACGTTACTGTCGTTGTCCACCGATGAAGGAGTCTTGGCTCCCTTAGCAATCGGAGAGATAGCGGTAACGTGTAGGTACTAATCGAAATTACATAACAGATAAACATCTAATAATGTACTTTCAAAGACAATATAATAGGAGAAAGCAATGGCTTTAAATCTATCAAGAAATACCAAAGTATTTGTAAGCTCAGTAAATGGAGTAGGTGCAACTGGCGGCGTAAAAACCTGTCACGTAACTACTGCTGGAACTGCTTATGCTGTAGGAGATATCGTAACACTGGGAACAACTTCCGGTAGCGGTGTTGACTTTAAGTGTATAGTAGCCTCTATTACTGGTGGCGCGTCCACTGGACCTGTAGCAACTATCAATATTCCTAATAATTTCAGAGGCTCTGCATTTGCAGCTGCTGACACCGCTACTGAAACAGCGGTACAAAATTATGCTGGAACTGATAATTCTACTGCAGCCGGGCTAGTTGTAACTGTCGATTCAATCGCAGGAACAACAACTACTGACGGATCAAGAATAGGAACTGGAAAGTTCAAAGGAAACGAAGTAACAGCTAACACTTTCAGAGTTGGCGTACTAGACGGATATAGTTTTTCACAAGGAAGTGATTCCAGTGAAGTAACTATTTCAGAAGCTGGTGCAGCACCAAACAGGGGTTCAAAAAGATTCAATGATTCTTTACCACCTGCAGAATGGTCATTTGGCACATATGTCAGACCATTTGTTCATGGAGCAGCCAGTTTTAGAGTAGAGAACGATCATGACTGTGTAGAAAACATTCTATGGGCGGCACTATCAGGTACAGCGTTACCTGGAGATTCAGCAGCAGCAGGACGTGGCGTAGTAGTAGGAACTACTGCGGAACTAGGCTCTCAGGTTACCTTTGCCAAATCAGATGTTCATGAACTTATGAAACTAAATTTGTATTTCGCACTAGAAAACACTACGTACAGGTTAAACGCAGCACAAATTAACCAAGCCGAGGTTGACTTTTCAATCGACGGTATCGCTTCAGTAACATGGTCTGGAAACGCAACAACAATTGACCAAGTAGAAGAAGCAATCGAAGACCCTTCAAAATTCATTATTCAAGGAACTTCAGAAGCAACACCTACCAGTGCTACTACAGACACTTATGTGGAAACATATAATTATGTAGATACTACTGGCCCAGCAGATGCAGATTATCTTAGAAACAAACTTTCAACTTTGTATCTAGATGCAGACGCACAGGGAGGCGGTTCAGCTTCAAATGGCTTAGACAACAGAACTTATGATATTAATATCACAGGTGGTTCTCTAACTTTTGCAAACAACGTTACTTATGTAACACCAGAAACTATTGGTATAGTAGATAAACCAATCGGTTCCTTCACAGGAGCTAGATTGATTAGTGGTTCAGTAACCATGTACTTAGATACTAAATCAGATGGTTCAAATCAATTATTAACAGACTTAGCTGGCGCTACCGATCTTGTTTCAAACGTGTTTGACATGCGTTTGTTCATGGGTGTTGCTGGTACTGTTGCATCAGATAATGATGCTATGGACTCTGGGGACTTTTCAGCTCCTGGTGTCGAATTTAATATGCCGAAAGCTCAGTTGTCCATACCGACAATTGAAGTTGGTGACTTAATCTCAACCACAGTAGAATTCATGGCTCATGGCACTGACCTACTAACAGGTGATGAAATTACAGTCAAATACTTAGGAGAAACTTCTCATACTCAATCAGGGTATTTGAACACTGGTGCTACCGCACTGGACGCTCAAACAGGCGGCGGTTCTTAAGTAAAAAATGTCTTATAGTTTTCTCAAGGAGAGTAAGCTATACCTCGTATATGGCGGGAACAAGTATAGAATATATACTACTTCCGCCATTACGTTTTCTCAAACATTTGCGGAAGATTCATACCCAGTAAAAACTTTGCATGATCAAACAAAAATGTTCGAGGGCTCCACAATAACGAAGGCTAATCCAGCCAATTTCGCATTTGAGGTTCCTTTAACAGCAGAAAAAGATGAAAGCATAGTAATAACCTTATTAAGTGACCTAACTGATGCTCAGTTAAAATCATTTGATATATATGTACAGACAGGAAGCAGTACATTTAAAGTAGAAAATGCAGTAATTACTAAAGCCGATTTTAGCTTTGCTACTAGAAATCAATTCTTAGTAGCAGTAAGCGGACAAGGAACTAAATTAACAAGAGCCGGTGACGAAAGTTACACTATACCTGGCAGCGCTCAATCTGAGTCAGCCACAAGAACGCCTCAAACAATTTATCCAGTAATAACCATTGACAGCTTAGATATGAGCTCGATTCTCAGTGCAAATGTAAGTATAAGCACAGATATTAGTTGGACAAAATATGACAATCTTCACGACAGTCTATCAGTAACCAACTCCAGCAATGCGATGTTTCCCAGTACTTACACAATAGGTAAACGTATAGCTTCGGGAGCTATTACACAATACCAAAACGATAATAATATAACACAATTTGATGACTTTAATACTAGTAGTAACCTGACCTTAAAAGCAGTAGCAACAGGAAATGCAAGTAGTGATAGTGGATTTTTTCAATTACAATTAAATCCTATATCTTACACAGCACGAATGCAAGTAGCAGATGTTTACACACAGACCTACGATTTTACCTCTACGGACAATACAGCAATTAGTACGCGCATCACACAATATTCATAGGAGAATATAACACATGGAATTAAAAAACTTACTAGTAGATACTAAAACTACTTGGGTGGAGTTCCCAGGCCTAGAAGGCTTTGAAGTCGAACTAGCGAACTTATCCCGAAAAGAACTCGTAGCATTACGAAAAAAATGCACACAAAACAAATTTAATCGTAAAACAAGAGGTTTCGAAGAAATCCTTGATGACGATAAGTTCGTAAAAGAATTTACAGACGCAACTGTAAAGAACTGGAAAGGACTTAAACTAATATATTTAGAAGATTTACTACTTGTTGATTTAAAAGGACAAGATGTAGAATCTGAACTAGAATACTCAAAAACTAACTCTGAATCACTTGTAGAAAATTCATCAGAGTTTGACAACTGGCTCAACGAGGTAGTCTTTGACCTTGAAAACTTTCGTAGCGAAGTCAAAGGAAAAGATAAAGGAGAGGTTGCAGAATTACCTGAAGCATGATGCAATAGGCATGACTAAGGATCAATACCTTAGAATGATTGAACAAACAGGGGAAGAAATAGATTGGGATAGGTGTCCTGCAGATATAGAAGACTTTCCCGATAGCGTACACACAGCTATGAATATTTACAACTCACTGGGTAACAGAATGTACCCAGATATAGGTTATGTAGGTAAAGACTTTACAAATTTAGAGTTGCTACTTGAATCATATGGTGTAAGTCACTATATAGAAAAAGAATGGCAACTAGAACTATTACTATTCCTTGATAGCAACACTATCATGGATTCTCAGAAAAGATTAAAAGCTGAGCACGATAAGATAAAAAGAAAAACATAAATAGATGACAGATAATAAAGTTATATTTACATTAGAGCTCCAGCAAAAAGGGAACAAACTCTCTGTCGTTCAAAAACAGACAGATAAATTAGCTAAATCAACTAAGAATGTAGAGACCGCAGAACGTAAAAGAAATAAAACTGCCTCAACTACTTATAGTCGTCAAAAACAAGGTCTTATCCAAACTGCAAATAGTACTAAAAACTTCTCAAAACTTGCAGGATCAATAGACGGAGGCGGGGGTGGTCCTGGAGGACTAGTCCGTGCTTACGCCCTTTTAGCAGCTAACGTTTTCGCACTCAGTGCAGCGTTTAATGTATTCTCACGAGCCGCCCAAATAGACACCCTAGTAGCCTCTATGAAACAATTAGAAATTGTTTCTGGTAACTCTATTATGGGTGTTGCAAGAGACCTTCAAGCAGCTACCGGTTTCGGTATGAGTTTTGCAGAATCTATGAGAGCAGTATCACTTGCAACAAGTGCAGGCTTTAGCGGAGACCAAATATCAAAACTAGGTGAAGTAGCTAGGAACGCAGCGGTATCTTTAGGTAGAAACTTACCTGACGCTCTTGACAGAATCTTTCGTGGTGTAATCAAAGTAGAACCAGAACTCTTGGATGAGATCGGTCTATTTGTTCGTGTAAACGATGCATCAGCAAAATATGCAGCCACCTTAGGTAAGTCCGTTGGAGACTTAACAGAATTTGAAAAACGTCAAGCGTTCTTAAATGAAGCACTAACACAAGGAACAAGTAAATTTGCAGCTTTTGCTGATATTGAAAATGATCCTTTCGCCCTACTTGCAACAACTTTTGCAGATATATCACAAGCCGTACTTAGCTTTATGAATAATGCTATAGGACCCACAGTTAAATTTCTAGCAGAGAATAAAATGATTTTCTCCACAGTATTTGGGGCTGTAGCTTTTATACTATTTAAGATGGCAATACCAGCAATGGGAGCCTTTACTAACTCAATGGCTGTAAATGCAGCAACTGCGAAAGCCTCCTCGGATAAAATTGTAAAAGCAAATAGAGTCAGAGCACAGGAAAGTCGTAAGAGTCACAAAGCGTTTTTAGTAGATGAATTAGAGAAGAAAAAGGCACTAGCTGCAACAGCAAGAGCAGCTAGTCAATCAGGACCACAAGGCAGACTAAGTGTTCGAGGAAAAGTTAAGGTAGGCGATACAGAAGTAAGCGCTTCCAGAAGATTAGAAAAAGCACTAAATAAAGAACTAGCCGGAAAAGCTAGACTAGTACTTGTAGAACAAAGAATAACAGATATGAAAACTAAGCAGGGACTGCAGCAAAGAATGGCTAATGCTGATAATGTAAAAGAGTTAGGGTACTTGGAAGCAGAAGCTCTCTTACTAAAAGAACAATTAGCAACAGAAACAGCTATTAAGGGTGTAAAAGATACTACTGCCTTTACTAAAGGTAAGCTACAAGACCTTGAAACTATGAAACTAAGTAAAAAGGCTCTTATATCAGAAGGACTTGCTAAAGTCACTAATACCGCTCAAACCCATGGTCTTAGAGCTGCCATGACCCATTTAAGAACTGAGTTACTAACAACAGAAGCTGCCTTACTAAAACAAAGCATAACAATGACTAGGTTAGATAGAGTAATGTTTAGACTAATGGGAGCAACTGCAGCTCTTGCAGTATCTTTTCAGGCTTTGATGATGAAAATGATGCCTTGGATTACTGTTATACTAATGGCACTTCCCCTAATACAAGGTCTTGCTAAGTGGTTTGGCTTTGGCGCTACTGCAGCTAAAGAACTATCTAAGGCAAATTCAGCAGCAACCGAGTCCTTTGACTTACTAGGAGCTAGACTTAGGCACGTTAATGATCAGTTTGAGAAATTAACCACACCTCTAGAGGATGGTACTAGAGATATTGAAGCCTTCAATGATGGTATGTTATCTTTTGCTAACACTATTTTAACAACAACAACAGCTTTACAAGCGCAGCAACTAGCATTTGCAACCTATCAAAAGGTTACTCATCCACTAATACTTTTCTTTACAGAGACGCTTCCTGGTGTTATTGGTATGGGAACAGCAGATGCTATAAAAAGACATAGAACACAGTTAATAGAGGGTATTAAAA